AGTATCATGATATTCATCAATGAATAAAATAACTTTTCAGCAACGGCCATTTCTTCATTGGTATATTTTAAATGGACTGCCATAATGCATTTTATAATCACCCAAACAGCACGTGTTATAAGATCAGGAAACTTTTTATCGAATTCCTTGTAATCTCCAGCTACAATATTGTCTTCTCCAAAGGAAATTAAATGCGAATAGAACTTGTCCCATACTTCAGAGAATGTATTTACGCCTAAAGCACATTCCATAACAATACCATTGTCCATAAAGAAATCGACAACAGGTAGAAAATACATCCTACCTAGTATTGTATGCACAACACTCGATCCTGTAAACAATCGAACTCGTCCCTCATTATTTTTCTTGATACTAATACGTTCATCTTTAAGAGAACCCTGGAAAGGAAAGAAAATTTCATTACCTGACTTAAGTTCTTCATGACAGTGTTCTACTAATTTCTTCAATGTAGAATTCATCTTAACCTTATCATCCTCAATAGATATGAGATCCGATTTAAGGCAATAGAAAGGATAACCAGCAGAAGTACTCATATTTAGACCACGGGAGTAACCATACTTTCGCACGGCTTGACCAACTGTAAGAGGTTTAACTCTCTTAGTTGGCAAATCGAAATCTAGATAATCATTAATAGCAATGGCTAACAAGCGCCACGGTATAGTTGCTTTCTTCTGGGTAATTTGTAGGAGACTAACATAATGAGGCCGTGTTGGGTTTGAATTTCCTCCAATCATTGGTTTATCAAAAGTAGGTATACAATGGGTAGTATATGGATCATCGAACCCGTTCTCGAGACAAAATCTCTTAATCTCGGGTTCCCAAATAGTACATCTGTACACTTTCGATTTCATACTGTTCTGAGTCTTATTAAGAGATCCCATTGCTGTGAAATTCGCTTCTGGTGGTAAATACCTAAGGATTGATTGGTTACTAAGGTTCCCAAATCGAGGCCCTAAATTAAATTGACCTGAGACTTCAATGAAGCTCTCCTGTTTCTTATTTTGAACTCCGCCAAACCAAGCATTCATCATATGCTCGAGATCCTTCTTAACGAGCGGACACACGGCACAAAGAGAATCATCTTGCTTCGCAAATAATATACCAACGATGGTAGGATGATTATTGACATCTCTAACAAGAGGTGCTCCACATTGTCCTGTATACACATTGATACCTTTAACCATAACTCCAAGATTCTCTGCTGGGAATTCCTTCTTTATTGAATGAGTTTTAAACATACTTACAGGAGAGATAACAGAAACTGGATCCGAATATCCCCATACACCACTATGAGGTTTCTTAGCTGATGATAGCTCGGAAAAATAGAACTTATACTCTTTAGACTCAATAGGTGTTTTCAAACTAAAATAATCCAAAAGACCTGTTCCAAAGAGTTTCCCTGTAACTCTGAATAATATACAATCAAGATCTTGCATCTTCATTTTAGTTTTCA